TTACTTAGTAGACCACTCCACGGTACAGATTTCGGCTGGAGCAGCGTGGACTCCCTGTAATACTGAAATCACTTATTCTTATGGAGTAGAGCCACCTACTTCTGGAAGAATGGCTGCAAGAACCTTGGCAATTGAGTTTGCTAAGTTGTGGTCAGACGATGAAACTTGCGCTCTCCCACAGCGTGTAACTTCTATTTCACGTCAGGGTGTTAACTACACCCTGCTAGATAGTCAAGACTTTATAGCAGAACTACGCACTGGTCTTTATGCTGTAGACCTGTTCTTAAAGTCTGTAAACCCTGACGGTGCTAGAAGACGTTCCCGTGTTTTCTCGGTGGACGTGCCTCGTGCCCGTAGATACACTCCAAAGCCTGCGGTCTACACAGTTAGTGCTGAAAAAGACATTGTCCTTCAGGGAAACACTACTGGAACGGCCACAATCGCTCTTGCCAACATTGCTGGTGAGTTCTTGGCTACTCAGGCTGCTAACTGGACTCCTAGCATTGTGGTTAGAAGTAACTCTAACCTTCGCTACAAAACCCTCTCTACCGCTAACGTAAACGTAAATGCGTCGACAATCACTCTTAGTGTTGATTACGACAGTGCGAATTATGCCCTAGGTCTAGTAGACCCAGGCAGTTATGACTTGTATGCGACGCATACAAACAGCGCTGTGGTGCTGGTCACTTCAGGTAATCTGAAAATTGACCTGACGTCATAGTTATACAATAGTAATAGAAACCAAACACAGAAAGTAGGTTGAAGATGTCTGGAATTCAGACTAACTTCCGTGCCGAGGACATGCTCGGTGGAGTAAAGGCTACCCCAGCCACCATCGCACCTCAGGTCACTCCTAAGAAGGTTGCCCCTAAGAAGGAAACCCCTAAGGTAGAGGCTCCAGTTGTAGAAGAGGCTCCTGTAGTTGAAGAGGCTCCAGTTGTCGAGGTAGTGGCAGAGGAAGCCCCAGCCGAAGACAAGGAGTAATCCTTCGTGATTCCGATTAACATTGCGGAAGTCTCCAGCGACGCCCTAAATCTAAAGAACATGATGGACGGCATACTTGACAAAGTATGTAATGTTTTCCAGTCATATAACGTTCCCCTACCCTCGCGCCAGTATTGGACCATGGGTCAGCCAGCAATTGACTGTGAGCAATTAGTTGTTCAATTTATTCAGATGTATTTAGGTGCTCCTGGAGACCAAGCCTCAGAGCCTCAGAGATGCCATGTGCCACGCACAGCAGTAGTTACTATTGCTATTTCTCGCTCTGTGCCAGTTGTCGGACAGAACGGTAAGCCACCAACAGCAAGCAGGATTGAAGAAGCAAACTACATTGCTGCAGTAGATTCTTGGGTACTAATGCAGGCTATCAACGACCTAGACCAGTGGGATGAGACAGGCTACGGACTGGGAGTCATCGCGACTCTTGATACTCAGGGTCCAGAGGGTGGATTCCACACCACTAACCTACAACTCACGTTAGCGGTTCCATAAAATGTACGGTCTACCTGACAGTTGGGCTGGGTGGGCGGCTAAACGCGTACTCCAAAGAGCCAATGGACGTGGTCGAGGCAGTAGACCATCGGTAGCGAGTGGACCTAAGAGTTACTACTTTGACAAACTTGTCATCTATAAACCAGTCCTAGAAGCCGAACTTAATACTCCTAGTGGTGCTTTATGGAAGAAACTACACTCTAAAGCGTTAAAAGCCCAAGTTGAGGCTATGAGTCAGGCTGGATTCAAAACTGGGAAACTTCGTAGTTCAATCTACATGACCCACCGACCTAGACCAGACGGTCAGGAAATTAAAATTGGCTCGAACGTTGACTATGCCTACATGCATCACCAAGGAACTAAGCCACACGTCATTCTTCCTAAGGGCGACCACGAGTTCCTAAGATTCTCCGCTGGAAATCGAATCGTCTACACACGAATCGTCAACCACCCGGGCACAAAACCCAACCGATTCTTGGCTGACCCTATGCGTAAGAACTTCTCTGATATGGGTACAACTAGGGTAATAAAGTAGCGCGTCCCTAGGAATTGACTTACCGCTAGTGCGGTAAAATATAAACAATAACTGAATATCCAAATATCCATAAATCTAAGGAAATACACAACTATGTCTAGATTCAAAGACTTTGGTTCAAAGACCTCTGAAGGGGTCGAACCGATTTCATTCAAACTTTGGGACGAAGAGTTCAACTGCGTACCAGAAATCCAAGGAAAGGTTTTGCTGGATATGGTTGCCAGCACTTCCTCGCAGAACGAAGACCCAGCGGCTCAGGCTCTGGTAATCAATGAGTTCTTCGGAACCGTTCTTTCGGCAGACAGCCTCACTAGATTCAACGCCTTACTGGTTGACAAAGAGAAGATTGTTTCAGTAGAAACTTTGGGAGAAATCGTCGGCTGGTTGGTTGGTGAATACACTAACCGCCCCACCGAGCGGTCATAGGTCTCCTTGAGTGGGGGATTGACCTATGGCCGTATGTAAATGGGAAAGCGCTAATGAACGGACTACACCTTGCGAGCATGGATGCATCAGACATGCTTGACGTCGTTCATTACATCTTTGAAGAGGACATGCGCTTTTCATCGGCAGAAGAGTCTAAGGCTGTAGACAGCATTAGAGTCTCCCTGTATCGGGATTTCTACGAAACTGAATATAAATATGCTGCAAAGGGAAGTTCAAACTCTCAAAAGTTTGACGGAACTTACGACGATTTCAGTAGCGTAACTCCTTATGCTCCAGGAAAAACCAAACCGTACATTCCACCGACCGAGTTCGACCCAGACATGGGTCTACCTGGTCTCATCGAACCGCCGATAGGCTAGGAGGTGACTAGGCTGTGCCAGTAGTAGGCGAAGCGCATATTGTTGTTCGTGCGCTCACTAATAAAGTTGCTGACGATATCCGCAAGGGTTTCGACGGTGTACGTGGTGATATTGCCGCCCGTACTGGCGCAGACCTAGCGGATAAATTCTCTGCTGGATTCAATAAAAATGCCAACAAAAACATCTTTACAAGAATCTCAGAGGGAATCGCTAGTATGGCTCCAGCAGCCGAAGGTGCGAGACTTCAACTAAATTCTCTAATTAAGACTGGATATAAATCAAACGTTATATTCAGTTTGATTGCTGGCTCAATCGGTGTAGTTGTTGGTGGATTGGGAGCACTAGTTGGTGCTGCTGGTGGTGCGGCAGCCTCACTGGGAACTCTTATTGGCTACTTTATGTCCCTCAAGGTTGGTATGAGTCTTGCTGGACTCGCTATGGGTGGAGTTGGTCAAGCGGTATCCGCTGCTACCAAACAAACTAACGCTAACGCTAAGAGTATTGCAGACCTTAGAGAAGAACTACAGCAATTACGATTTGATGCTGAGCAGGCTGCAATCTCTGAGGAAGAGGCGGCTCTAAGACTTGAACAGGCTAGAGATAACCTAGCCCGAACTGCTGACCTACCAGTGAACTCGACTGCCAGACGCGAAGCAGAGATTGCCTACAAGCAGGCTGACCTAGATTACAGACGCGCCAAAGACCGAGTCAATGACCTCAATAAAGAGATTGAGAAGGGTCCTAATTCTGGCGGTGCTGGTATGGACCCATTTGCTGGTCTAACGGCGAGCCAAAAAGATTTTGCTAAATATCTTGTAAGTATTCAACCTAAACTAAAGCAATTACGAGAGGCTGTAGCAAAGGGATTCCTGCCTATGCTAGAGACTCAATTGCGCAGAATTATGGATTCAGATGCTTTTGGCATTATTGAAGATGGATTCACTAAAATTGGTGTTGCTTTAGGTAAAGCCTCTGATGGGTTCACTGACAAATTCTTAGACCCAAAGAATCTGGAAAACATTGCGACCATTTTTGACACAATGGCTAAATCGGTTGGAGATTTTGGCACTGTCTTAGGAAATGTATTTAGCGCTTTTAATACTATTATTGCTCGCTCATCTGGTCCAATCGGAGACTTCAGTGACTGGCTAGTTGACATTACTGAAAAGTTTGACCGATGGCTAAAGTCATTTACCGACACAGAACTTGAGACCTTCTTTGGTCGTGCTTCCGATATCGCTGCTCAGTTTGGTCGGATTGCTGGAAACGTAATCAATGGACTAATCTCAATTATTGACGCCAACTTCGAGGCTGATTCTGGAGGTGGCAAACTTCTTACCTTCCTAGAGGAATCCACTCAAGGATTCAAGGACCTCGGTGGTGAGGGTAGCAAGATGGAGTCCTACTTCAAGGGCGCCGCTGACAACCTAATTGTTATTCTTGATGGTGTCGGTGGCATGTTCACTGGAATCCTAGAACTAGGCGCTAATCCAGCCATCGGGCAATTCTTTGACCGAATCAAGGATGCTGGACCTTCGATTGGAAGAATTGCCGATAAGGGCTTGGAGGCTCTTCCTGCTGTTGCAGACCTAATTGTTGCTCTCGCTGAGATGATAGATAAACTTACCGACTCTAAGGCAATCGAGACATTCTTTACAATCATCAAAGATGCTGTAAATGTAGTTAACGACCTGATTGAAAATGAGTGGCTCCAGAACATGCTT